GGAAAGTTTTATTGTTTCTCCTTTTTTGTGGGGTAAGATTTCTTCACCTGTTGAGTCTATGAAGCTTTTTATGTCCTCAATCACATTGTATATACTAATTTCATCCGATTCGGGGTCATTTGGGTCCGATTCTGGTAAAATAGACTGTTTTACCTCACTTATACCCTCTTTTTCATCAGAAAGACACAAAAGACACTCTTTTGAACTCGCTATAGAAATTAAATTCCCTATAGGACTTGAGAATAGTGTCTTATCTGTCTTTTCTTTAAGATTATCCATAAAATCATTGAAATTATCCTTAAATTTGATACCTGCCCAACCTCTTTCCTGAGTAGTTCCATAAGTTCCGTCTGTTTTTTCTATAGTTTTTCTTTCATTTGTGCTACCAAACTCACTTTCAAGTGTTGTTCTAATTGAAGAATCTGGTTGATTCATTAATCTTAGCAACTTATTATATTTCCCATATTTACTTCTTAAATCTTTATTTGATATAAATCCATCCATATCCTCTTCTATACAATCCATGCAGAAAGCAGCAAAACTATTTGATTTTCTAACCCAAAACTCTTTTACATCTTTTGCTGAATCAGAATGACTATAATTATTATTCTCTACTATTCTATCAAGACCATCTAAAGCTTTGTTTAGAAGTCCACTTAATTCATCCAATTGTGATATTTTTTCTATGATTGCTGGATCAATTATCTTCTTATTAACTTGATCCTTCTTATCTAAAGTATTATATTCTTCTTGTGTGATAAACTTGAAAGGAAACTTTAATAATATCCATTTATCCCAAAATCCATCTGTAGAATCATATACTTTAGGTAATTCATTGGCTGCAAATACTACTGTCGCGTAATTTACGAAGTTAACGTGGTCTTTATTCTTCCTATCACCACTGATTATATCTCTACCAATCAATTGTTTGAAACATCCTGTCTCTCTTAGGCTTGTATTACTTAAATCACCAGCCAAATTTACTAACTTTCTGAACATTTGATGTATATAAAACCCATCCTCTACCATGTTTTTTAAAGGAACTGCTGAACAATTATCTGCTCCAACAAACCTTTTCATTAGTTCAATTGTTTTCCCTTTACCATTTCTACCACCACCCAACATCATAATAGCTTTTTCTATTCTATAATCCTTTAATAATATACTACCAAATACTTCTTCAAGTACAGTTATATCTTCCGTTGTAGGTAGTACATTGCCAAAATGCTTATCTATTGCCGGGCACTTAGCTTCAGGATTATAATTCATTGGTAATTTATTAAAAAATATTTTATCTGGATTGAACTCTGTTAGTTCTCTTGTCTTTAAGTCTAATATACCATTTTGTACTGGAATTTCCCATGGATTGTTTATTTCAAAAAAATCCGCCTTATTTATGAATGTATCTGCTTCTATCTTAGACAATACTTCATTATATATCTGATTAGTGTAAGCTTCTTCAAGTAATTTTCTGATAAATTCTTTAATATATGTTTTACCATTCGCCTCATAGATACCATTAATATAAATAAATACTTCTTCCTTGTTATCATCTCTTGTTGTATAGATTTTGTTCTTTTCAAGGATTGCGTTTGTTAGAAGTTCTGTTGCTTCACCTCTCTGACGCGATACAAGGGCTATTAAACACTTTTCTTTAAGTTGTTGGTCTGATTGCATGGTAAGAGTATCTTCGTTGCTTACAGTGGCTCCTACGGCGTTAGAATGCTCTTCCTTAGAGGCTGGGATGTACGATTTTGACAAGTGCTCCTCAACCTCCAAGTAAGAAAAATATGTATTGATACCAGGAACATCTTTAATAAGCTCTTTAGCTACTCCTGTCTTCCAGTGTGGTTCAAATTCCATTGCTATCATGTGCTTAGCATCTAATTGACCATCACACTTATAACTTTCGATGATTGTAGATTTCTCACCCGGTGTTAATGCTCTGTTAAAAATTAAATGAAAGTGGTATCCACGAGATCCTGTCCTGAATGCTCTATAGAAATATCCATCTTCTGTAAGTTGTTTGATAATCTCTTCGTATCTATCTGGTTCTTCTAAGTCCAATACTAATTCATTATCAAGAATTGTTCTGTTATTGGAAACTTCTAAGAACCAATGATTCTTTGTATCTTCTGTGTCAAATCCTATCTTTGAGAAATGTCTCCATTTATGACCAACACCCTCTTCTTGTTCATATATGTTAATTCAAAATCAGAGTTCTGTTTACCAACCTCATAATATAGGTCAGTTAGATATGTCATTTTCTCTTCAAAACTTTTAAATTGAGTTGTCTGATTAACCATTGTTAATCTCCTCAACAGAAATTATTGTAGATTTATTATAAGATATAGTTGTCCCTTTCCTATCTCTAAATGTGATAAATTTATTATCATCATCAACAATAGTACATGTGAATGTAAGAGCTCTGCCCTGTACATCAAAGACAATTTTGTATTTGTTATTTGTTATTAGTTTCATTTCGTTTCGTTTCTACGCGGTTTTTGTTGGTTTTAATCAACCCGAGCAATAATAGTTTTTAATTATTATAGTATATACTGTATTTTCGACTTTATAAAGATTTATATACTTCACCTTCATTTAGTGGTAAAAATGGGGGATTTTGACCAATTTTAGCCACATTAAAACTTTACAAGGGATTTAACAAGATTTAAAAAAATTCAACAACTTGATAGTTGGATGCACCTGCTACTGCACTTGTGAAATTAATAACTGAACCATTAAGTAAATCCATTCTTGGACCATAATAATAGTCTCCGTCTTTAAATAATGTAGCCTCATTTAATTTTGTATGATTAGATAAACATGTCAATGCTGACTTATTTGGTTCAACAGGTGTAATAGTTGTATCACTACTTATTGCTCCAGTTTGAATAGATTTAATTACTCCTGGATAATATTCAACAACTTCGCAACTAAATGTTCCTGCTCTTGAACTTGGTGCACTTGTAGCTACAACTGAGCCATTTAATAATGAAAAGTCACACCAAAGATATAAGTCATTACCGCCTATATTATTATCTCCATACGACATTCCATTTAATGATAATGCAGAATGATTTGGATTTACAGGTGTTATATTAATATTCGATCCCATTGTTCCAGTTACTGTTTGAACACTTTTAACAATTGGATTTTTTCCCAACACTATTCCACCTACACTTAATTGTACCATTTTAAGATATAGAAATCGACCCCGCGACTAACCCTCCAGCACTTGTTGTACCAGATCCTGTTTGATAAAAAAAGTCCCATCTAATAACACTTCCCAATGACGCTCCACTTACTTCTACAATTATCGGACTCAATTCACTATTATAAGTGATAGTTTGAACATATGATTGGTCTCCAGTAACTGTAGCACTTAAAATTTCATTACCAGTTCCACTTGTAAAAGCTGTATTTGAGACTTGTGGAAAATCAAAACCACCGAAGTTAATTCTACCTGTAATATCATTGATTCCACTAACTCCGACTTGTCCGCCTGTATCTCCTACAGAGAATAATGCCCCGCTTGCGTAATTTGTATGTAGTAATACCATAATTCCTTAAATTAGTATAACGTCAATATCTTTATATGAAAGATGATTCTTCATTAACTCTATTCTTGTGAATTTATTTGTTTGTGGTTCGACAATCCATATCTGCTCCTTGTCGTCTACCATAATATTAAAAGCATGAACATTTGTCCAAGCTATCCCAAATGCGAATTGACTTAACCCCTTGTTCCAATATCCCATTAATGCAAAGCTAAATTCATCGCAATCATACTTTTCTGATAACCACTTATTCGATGCTACCTTTGTTTTAACACTAAAATCCTTAGCTTTTCTTTGGGAAGTAAGACCAAACACATTATCTGAAATATGAACAGACTTTGCATATGGTGCTAATAATTTTCTTAATGATGCCCCTGTAATTATATCCAATCTTTTAGGTTCATCGATTGCCTCGCTATCACCCTTCATGGCATCCTGTAAGGCAACATTATCTAATTTAAGTTCAGAAATCTCTTTACCTTTTTCATAACATTTACATCCCAACAATCTTCTAAATTTTTCTAAAAATCCCATTTTTTCATTTACCATCTTTAATATATACTATAATTACTACACTACTTGCCTTTATAAAGATTTATATGTTCTTAAGTCCTACTAAACCTTAATGTAACCTGAGCTTGCAATTCACGATCTCCTTCAAACTCAATAACTTCGATTACTTCTCTGTTAATTATACTTCCGGCACTTGCTGCGTTAAACATACCAAATTCCTGCATACTTGTTCCACTTATCTCAGTTGAACTAAAGTCTGTTATGAATGTTGCGTTGTTTGCAACACTAATATCCACAGTATTTATAGCATTTCTATCAGTTTCTGCAAGTAAAGTTGTGTCTCCTACAGTTACAGTACTACTTCCAGTACCAATAGCAACGAAACTTGGTCTTTGAACTACCTCAGAACCAACTACTCCAGCGATTGTTTGAATTCCTATATTAGTTATTACCATTTATTATCCTCCATTTTAAAAATATCCTAAAAATCTCCCCCACTAATTATAAGAGTTGAACCTAAAACACCTGTTCCAAGTCTTGAATTTGGGTCATTAAATCTTCCATGCTTATCTGAATGAAATACAAAGTTATTATTAATATCATTACAATGCACTTCCCAGTGTTGTTCTACATTAATATCTCCAATAAATGTCTCTAATCTGGTTAATGTACCCTCAATAGGTCCAGTTTCAAGGGATTTAGTACTTAATATTTGATCCTTCATTGTATCTATAAAATCTTTTACCTTTTTATTTAAAGAAACAGTTAAAACTTTGTCTGATAACCTTGTGGCTGGGGTAAAATTATATGTCGCGCTAAGAATAGTATATGTTTGAGAGTTTATATTCTGCCAAGGTAAGTCCACCAGTGCCGTGTTTCCAGGAGTAACATCTAAAATACCCTTAATTTCCATAGTGCCTTGTATTTTTGGGTCTTTACTTTCAGCTAAAATTGCATCAGCTCTGTCATCTGCTTCAGAAAAATCTTTAATCTCCACATCAGCAACAACTTTTTCTTTTGGGCCATAAAGAGAAATGCTTTCTGGATCCTGTTTAAATCTTACAATAGGAGAACTTCTTTCATAATTAACTTGAACAGGTGAAGTTCCACTGGCAGGAATATTATCCCCTGCTGCTGTCCCAGATAAAAAAACAATGTTTTTCTCATTAAAATCAACAACATACTTAACACCAGCATCGGTCTCTGGGTTAACCATATTAATAACCCCACCCTTTTCTTGCAATACATCATTAACAAATACCCTTGCGTTGTGAGGTCTATCAGTTAATTTAAAAACACTACCAGTGCCATCTGTAGGAAATCCATCAGACATACCCGTCAAAATTCTATCTCCATACACCCATACCTTATTGAAAACATCATTATCATTACTTCTAAACGTAGCCTCTGTAGTATTCGTGTTATTAAATGTAAGACCTGAACTTGTCCCGTCTTTCGGTTCAAAATGTAAATCTTTGTCTTCATCTACATAGAAAAAATAACCTGCTAATTCTGCTAATTGTTTCACAGCATCAAAAATATTCCTATGATTAAACGATATTTTGGTTAGAATAGTACCAGTAGATATATCTACATTATTTGTAGTTATTACACCAAGAGCATTCGACTCAACTATCTTTTTAACAATATTACCTACATCCTCTTCCTTAAATATGACAGGTTGGATTGTCATATCTTGCAAAACAGCCCCAAAATCTCTACCTACAATAGTTATTCTTTCGTCACCAGCACTTCCTTTATATAAAATATCTTCAATTACACCAGTAAATATTTTTGTAGTGGCTGGGTTAACATCTTTCTCGGCAAAGATTACTATTTCATCATTAAGTTTAAATTTATCATCAAACACTCCAGCAAAGTTGTTAAAATCTACAGTAAAATTAGAGGTAGAATTAAAATCACCTATATTCTTCTGTACCTTAATAGAAAGTGATTCTGAAACATCAATGCCTCCCGAAGTTAATTTTGTATAAATTACCATTATGATGATACTTTATTGTTTAATTCCGCTTGTAGAGTACTTGCGATGTCTGCAGCATTGAATCCGTTCAAGTTATTAACATTAACAACTGTTGTGTCTCCAGAATCTGATCCAGTATTCATAGGTACAAAACTCTTAAATTCAACCATTTCTCCCTTAAATTTACCAAGGTCAAGTTCCCCGATTTGACCGATATTAATTCCTGGTATAAAATTCAGCAACCTAATAAGATTATTAACCATGCTAATTACTCTGTTAATAGAATTCTCAATGAAACTGACAATTCCGTTCCAAACATTAATCACAACATTTCCCATACCAATGAAAACGTTTGAAATAAGAACACCTAAATTAACTGCTGCATTTTTAATCTTGTCCCAATTCTTCATAACCAAAACCCCTATTGTTATTAACGCCGCGAGTCCTAATATAATTGCTCCAATAGTTAAAATTAAAGGCAAAGACACAAGGCTTAGTGCTAATACTGCTCCTGCGATACCAAGAATTACTCCAACTAAAACTAACCCACCCGCAACAAGAGCACCAATAATTGTTATTGTTTTCTGCATTTGAGGAGATAAGTTATTAAACCATCCTACCACAGAAATCATAGCGTTAGTTAACGCCTCTACAACTGGCAATAGGGCTTCTCCAACACTCGTTTTTAGGTTCATTGTTTGTCTATCTAATTCTCTTTGTCTGTTAGCTAATGAATCAGCTGTTCGGGCAACATCACCCATAGCGTTACCACTTTGTTCCATAATTAATGTCATTGTTGCTCGTGCTCTCGCCTCTTTAAGTGCAACGCCAGTCAATTCAGAAGTACCATCAATTAATAATTGATTTTTAACATCTGATTCTAAAATAGAAATACCCAATGATTTTAAACTTTCCCTTTCTCCAAGTAATGCTTTTTCTACTATCTTAGCAGCTCCAGCAGCTCCTCCTTGAAAGTTGTTAAAAGACGCTAAGTCTGAACCCAATCCCAAAACATCTTTAGAAAGTGAAAGTGCAGCCTCATCTGTAAGTCCCAACCCAGTCAATAAATCACCCGTAGAAGCAATTAATCTTGTTGTTTCTAAGTCAGAAAGAATATAAGCCTCACCTAATGAAGTGATGTCCATTGCTAATTGATCCGCGGGTATATCATCAAATACTGTTGATAATTTGGATGTTTCCTCAGCCAAATCAATAGCTGGCTGTACTGTAGATGCTAATGCCGTTGTCGCTGCAATCCCAAGTGCTGTAAATGCGGCTCCAGCTGCAATTAATTTCTTATCTAACGTATTAAATACGTTACTAAACTTATCTATCGCGGTTATTGTTACTGCTACCGCAGCACCGCCTCCTAATGCTCCTAATACGCCTACCATTTGTTATTGTTCATGTTTATTTCGCAAACCTTTGTTTGGATTTTTTTGCTTGCCTATCAGACTCACGCTTTTGTGATTTATTCTGTCTGTTTTTGGCATCTACTAAAGCTCCAATTTCAGGGTATGTTAATTTTGGAATATTAAAATAATTGTAACCCATCTTATGGAGCCATAAAACCATATCTTCTTCAGAATTTAGTTTTTTTTTAAATCAATTTCTTGAGCTTCAATAGCTTCTTGAGTTTTCTTATTCACTTCGTCTTGACTTATTCCTAAGCTTACAGACAAAATAGCCATTGAAATAGCTGTTGCAAATTGCGGTTTAATATCTTTAAGTTGCTCAGCCGTTAATACTGGCTCAACTAACCCTTCTAAAATAACCTCTGTATCTGCATCTGCTTTTTCTTGAGTGCTTCCTGATTTTGATTTCTGAAATACTTCCATAAGCTTGCCTCTTGTTAATGGCTTAACCTTAACTGTTGGCTTATTTGGTAGTGTTTCTAAAGTAACTTCTTCGGATAAAAGACTTCCATCTTCTCCCCTCTGAAATACTAATTCATTTACGTTTAACATGTTTTACCTCCCTTGAATTTATTTATTTGAGTTACCACTATATCTTTAATGTGCATATATTCTATATGTGCCATTTTCATTAATGACAAATTATAATCACCAAGGATTATACATACTTGTTTGATCCCATACTGAACCAGTAACGTTCTGTGGTCGAATTTCTATAGTAGTTTCCGTTGTACCCTCAACAGTACTTGGATTTTCCATACTAATAATTCTACATGCTCCCAATTCAAATGTTGCGTGCTTACTTCCTGTAGCCGTAACATCTGCATCTAAGTCTAATGTAGCATCAAATTCGCTCCCAGCCTTATACTTATTCTCATATAACCAAGTTGCGTCTGTACCATCTAAATCCATAGTAACGCTTAAAGTGTAATCTCTATTACCGTTGAAAGGTGTACTAACTACTCTACTTCCGTTAACATAGTGTGGTGCAGTAACATTGTTATTAACTTCTAATGAAATTTCTTTCGCCGTATCCATTGGACTACCAGCTAATGTCAATAACGAATCGCTCCATTTATAAGGTATTGTTGCCGAGGTTCCACTATTAACTAAGTTTGTAGTAGTTCCTGAACTATATACTAAGTTCTGTGCTATGTAATCTACATCAATTACTGCCTTTTCGCCTTCTGCTAAAGTAAGTGTTGTTGTATTTGTTACAGCTCCATTAACTGTTCTGATGAAATTCCTTCCAGCTCCAGGTGATTGCTTGCTGTCCTCTATAGTCATACTCATAGGGGCAGGTAAAGAATCAGTTCCGGACGTGAATGGACTTTGCCATACATCACTATTAACTTCAGACACTGCGTGTACTGTGTTAGTTCCTGACGTTTCTACAGTCGAACCGATAGCATAAAACATGAACCTCATATCGTGCGCATTGTAAGTCAAAGTACCTGTTACATCCAAAGGTCCATCCTCTACTGAATCAAAAGACCTTGTACCAGTTCCCATGAATCTATCGATAGAATAATTCTCATTATCATCAATACTATGATCTGTTACTTGTCCGATCCAAAATGTACTACCTGCAGCTCCTTCTGCTCCAGCTTCCTGTACCGCATAAGTTCCACTCTCGTGAATCCCTACAACTTTGTTCTGATCTGAAATATATCTTGCCATTTATTTTTTATCCTCCATTTTATTTAGTTAAATATAACTCTTTTAATATCGTAACATATTTATTTACTAATGGTATGTGTTTTCCTGAATTCAAATCTTTTAAAAAATCCTCTTTCATAGGATATATAGCTACCAAATCTTTTGAGGTTTCAGGTCCTATCCCATTGATGTCTATAAGTTCTTGTAACCATATTTTATCTACTTCTATTGATTTACTCTGGATTATTTTATCATCTGTTTCTTTTATCTTATTAGATACTCTCCATGGTTCGTGTTTTCTAATCCAATCTTTCTCATCTCTATCACTCATTTTTTCACCTCCATTTTATTTATAAATCAAAAAATGAATACCCCACATTTAAAACGCGGCTCTTCGGCTGTTCTTCTCCATCTTCATCCAACTCTACTGAGCTTATAAGTGTAAAATCATGTAAATTATTTGCAACACTTCCATCGGTTGCTGTGAATTGTATATCTCTAAGCCTTATATAACAGTCATTAGAAATTTCATCCTTTTCTTTTTGGTTTCTGCCCCATACTCTAATTTCAATATTAACTCTAATATCCATAGCGTTTGTTTGCATTCCAGCTCTCGTACCACCATAATCTACTACTTTTAATGTTACAAGTGGATACTCTACTAATCTTTGTGGATAGGATGTCATTACGAATCGAGAAGCGTCTTTCCTTTCGCTAACTAATGGGTCAGATATATTACTAAGAAAATCATTTTTAATGAAAAATAATATATCCCTGATGAATGTGTCTCCTGAAATTGCCATTTTTTTTTATCTCGCTTGATATTACACAAAAACTCGCTTGCCTTAGTGTTCCTCTTACTACACTATTAGCCTTTATAAAGATTTATATGTTACAGCTTCTTTACTTGAGCATTTATAATATCTTTAATCTTCTCTTTATTTCTTGAAACACTATTTCCGAAGTGTCCCCTCGCAGGTATTCTACTTGTTCCATGTTCTAAAAACTTAGCATGCTCTACATCACTAAAGATTACCACGCTATTATTTGATAGACTAAAATCTATAGAATTTAAGAAGTCCCCAGAATCTACACTCTTATGTTCTGCACGATTACCCTCTACAGAGGATTGTACTTCTTCTTTTACAAACTCTCCAACCTTTCCAAGCCCAATCTTAATTTCTTTCTTGAGACTTACGTTCTTTTTGCTTAAAAATGCAACAGCGTTCTTCAACCCGGTTGTTTTAACCTTGATCCCCATTAAACTTCTCCAACTAAAGAACCAGTAGGCAATAGTCTAATGTATGCCTTTTTATAAATTGGAATAGCTTGAACTTCTTTAGCGTTTCCACCAAGAGGTATTAATGTATAATTATGCTCTTGTATAGGACTTCCTGTCATACCAACTTTAACCTTAATATTACTTCCAGTACCAGTAAAGTCTAATGAACCATTCACATATAGTGCTTGGTCGTGAGTAGAAAGTTTACCTTGCTCTACTAAATTTACATCAGTAGAACCAAACTTGGAATTCAATGACATAACAACTCCAGATGTCCAAACTTCAGAACCTGTCATTTCCGTCAAAACTACTTCATCATCATAGACCGAACCAGTAGTTTCTGCATAATATCTAATTCTTACTGGCTTACCAGCAGTAGTAACAATTTTGTTAAATCCACCTGTTAGCGTCTCCGCAATTCCCATAGTATTTAAGAAAGACTTCGAGCGAACTGGATTTTCCTACCCAATGCTCTAAGCTTCGTTTCTCCAAGAATTTTATATTGTTTTGAGCTTAAGGTACTACCAGAATCATCTATAGAAAGTTCACCTAATTTAATCTTCTCTCCTCCAGGTTGTCCCTGAATTAAATCTATTACATCTGCCTTAGCGAAATCTAATATTACACCTTGATATTTATCCTCAATATTATCAGTAGCAATTGAATCTCCAACATAATTAGCAACGAAATGAAGTGCCTGATCTACAACATCCTCTGTGTAAGCAGAAATAGAAGAAGGTACAGCTAACACTGCGTTTATGTATGTCGCCATTGAGAATACGCTGCCTAAATTTACTGCCATTTTGTATGTTAAACCATAACTTTAATTATGTTATTAAAATTAAGCACCAGATGTCAAAAGTAGTCCTTCAGCTGTTACCCTAAGTGGGATTACTTGTGTTCCGCTTACGCCACATAAAAGTGTGTACGCTACTGCGTGATCACCTGTAAAAGTACCAGTCTCAGTACCAGATACAAATGTTTCCAGCCTTAAGTTAGCTACCATTAAGATCCGCTAACTAACTTAACCCAAGTACTTCCGCCAATTCCATCAAAAGCCATATAATATTGACCATTCGCAGAATCCCAGATAATATCAGAACCAGTTTGTGAAACTACTACGTCTGAAGGGTCCCCAACTGCAACGTTTGTTACACCTGCAGGTACGAATCCAGATCCTGTTCCATTTCCTACGCCATCAATTGCGCCGATTAATACATTATTTGTTATTGTCATGTTTTCCTCCTAATTTGTTTTGTTAACAACCTTTCAGTTGTACCCTAATTGTTTAAAGAGGATAGGAGGGGATTTCCCCCTCTCCTCTGTTTTTATAAAAAAATAATAAAAATTTACCTAAGCATTTGCTTACTACTAATAATAGTTATAAATAACTAAAATTATGTAGTAGTGATTTCCGCCGTAGCGAAATCTCGCAAACTCTTTACATCAACCCTCATAGTGATTGCAGCTCCTTGCATATCGAATGTTGGTAAATCAAAGTTCTCTACTGTCAAGTCCCTTTTATAGGAAACAACGTAAGAATTTGACCTATCGATTATATATGCATACTTGCTGAAAGTCGCTGGTGTTGCTGTTGCATTTCTTGAAAATCTAACAACGTTCATTCCGAAAATAGTTCCTAAGAATCCTGTTTTCATCATGTCAGTATTAGCTGCTTTATCAGCTTCAATAAATGTATCAATATTTCTCAAGTCTTGAAGTACTTCGTCCCCGACAATCATGTCAGTTGGAGTATAATCAGAACTATCAAGAAAATTCATACCTTCTGCAATATTAGCAATCGTGATTGCTGCTCCTCCAGTAACTGCGTTAGTTGTACCGTTCAATGCGTTAATGATTAACTCAGTTTCCTTCTCTGCCATCCTCTTACCTGCGTAAGATACATGTCTTTGAAGTAAATCGAATTGACTGTCTTCCATCATCTCTCGTGTGATTCTGATAGCTACACCGTATTTAACCGGTTTAATACTAACTTCACCAAACGCAAGTGCGTCCATTGTTATTTCTGCACCCTCTGAAATTTGTCTGACATTCATTGAATTTGGATCTACTAAATTAATAGTCCAAGATTCACCTTGATTCTTAGTCTGTGCTGCTGTTTGATAAACAGAAGCCAGTTCCCTTGGAATAAGGTGCTTGTCCGCTTCATCAATCAAAGTAGGCATAATTAACTTTGGAATTAACAATGTACCAGCTGTACCAGTATCCCTTGTTATGTATTCCTGTATTCTATTAAAAGCCATATTATAGATTTAGAGAGACAAGACAATAATTTTCACTACCCGCTTCACTAACTGCTCTACCGATTATACCTGCCCAAGATCCCGTACTTGTAATTCCTGCTGGGGATACTGAGTCGTTTCCATGTGTGTTATCTGCACCTGATGTTAATGTTACAAACATACCACCTGATACCGCACCTGCTGATTTAACCAAATAAGATCCTCTTGTTGCGATTGTAACAGCTTCGTTAGAACCTGCATTTGTTAATGCAATTCCGTTACATCTACCCCAAGTATCACACTTAGCCGCTTTCAAATCGCCGTCACTAAAGCTACTCGCTTGAGAACCAACTACACCGCCTGCTGCACCTGCACCTGATATATAAACGAAGTTACCTCCAGAGATAGCCTCCCTTGCAAGTGCCGTGAATGTTCTTGGATTTTCTCCGTCCCATAGTGCTACTGCACCTAATGGATTTGTTCCATTTGCCATTTTAAACTCTTATACAAGTAAAAGATCCTCCCTTAAGTGCTCCGTGACTTTGAACAATACTATAATTTCCTTTTTCCTCTGCAACAACTTCAGTTTCTTCCTCGTCTTCTACTTCCTCGTCTTCCTCAGTCTTTTCAACCTTAGCTTCTGGTTTAGTTTCTTCTTTAGTTTCTACTTCGTCCTTATCAGATTCCTCAAGTTTAGCCAATCTTGCGTCCATTTTTTCCAAAATAGATAAGATTTTACTTCCCTCTTCGGCAACTACTTCATTCTTAGTCTCTTCCTCCTTAGGTACTTCATTAGATTTCTCTACTTCCTCTGTCTTAGTTTCTACTTCTGTATTTACTACTTCAGTTTCAACTTCTTCAGATTCAGTATTTTGCTCTTTTAAAGTGTCTTTACTCATTTTTTTAACCTCCTGTTTATTTAATAATTGTGATTCGATAACTTCTGTGTCATCTTTAGATATGTCATATGCTTCTTTTAATGCTACTCCGAACGTTGCTTGTTGGTCTGCTGGAACCGCAACTAAGCTTAATTCTCTAAAAAATATTCCTCTTGGAATCATTGTTCCATCTTCCCCATCTTCAAGGTCTGTTACATCTGCACCGATTGATACAGAATTAATTCTTCCGTCTAAAATCATTTCCTTAATCTTTTTATCAATAACCTTAGCAGTAAAAGTAATCTTGTTCTCTTGTTCGTTAAATTCTCCACTAATTACCCTTCCCTTAATAGCATCTATCTCATTTTTATGGTCTACAAGTAAAGGTACTCCAGGAAGCGTGTCTGCTGCAAGTCTTAATTCTTCTGGTAAAAATTTATGATTATTAGAAGTAGTTGTAACGGTTAATGCTGTTCCTTTTATAATAAGCTCTTTATCAACTGTAGCTTTTTCCATAATTGGAACTTGATAACTAAATTGTATTGTTTTCATCTCGTTTTTTTTCGGTAAAATTAATGCCATCTCTATTATTCCTTATTATCTAATATAATTAGCCTTTATAAAGATTTATATGTCTTAATCAATCCTAATAATAAGGCTTAAATCTATGTTTTTGGGTCCTATAGCAGTGATTATAAGCTTTTCATTCAAACCAAACTTATCAAAAGGAAGTAAGTCTCTTAAATCATCCTCTTGTGGAATAATCCTTATCCTTACAGGAATATACTCTACACCCTGTATCTGTCTTTTTAATAAAACATAACCTAAAGAACTCTCAATTATAACCTCTACTTTGCTGTCACAATCAATTATTATGGAATTAAGGTCTCCCTCAATGTGAGTTGTTTCAAAAGAAACCTGACCCTCTGCGGTATTCAAATCAATAGATAACTCTCTAATTTTCTCTTCTTGCTCTTCTGGTTGTTCGTTTAGTTCTTTCATGTTATTAAAAATTCATGCTTTTTCTCTTTTGAACTCGCTTGAATATGTTTTTGTTTTGACCTACTTCGTTAAGGTTTGGGTCAACATTTGGATTAAGAATCCTTTCTCTTGATGGTGTAATTATCTCTGTTTTTTTGGAAATAGCATTATCCCCAGAAACCTCATAAACAACATCTCCAGAATGTTTCATTCCTTGTACGCTTTGTCCCGTTTGTGGGTCAAGCCGAACTCCTCGCGCAACCCTCCCTAATATTTGTCTTCTTTGTATCATAATATTCTCCTAAATATAGGCGTTAGCTCTATTAAAAAGACTCCTCTAATAATAGTTTTTCCTTCATCTTGCTTATTTTTGCCTGTAAATTCACAATACAATCTCCACATAGCCACATACCATTAGCTAAAGACATAGCTGCATTACCGCAATTATCATGATTATGACACATTGGTTTATTTAATACTTTCATCTTCTAACTTTATACCGTACTCATTACAGGTATCTTTTAGTCCCAATTTAGATAATCTTATTAGTTCTTCTTGTACTATCTTCTTTGGACTCATATTATTTAATTCTATAGTATCTTTAACTTGCCTTGCTATCTCGTTAATTTTGTTATTTCTTCTTAGACTCTCTTTAAATATAATCCTTAGCTTTTTAACATCATTATTACTTAACTCTAATGATGTAAATTCGTCTACTCGAAGCCTTCTAAGAACATTAACTAAATAATCTGAATATCTACCACCACTCATTTCATCTACCTCTACAAAATCTCTTACTGTAGGGTTAGTTAGTTTCTTTTTCTCTTTAGTCTCGGGTTCTTCTTGTTCGTCCTTAACTTCTTCCTTAGGCTCTTCTTGCTTTGGACTTGGTTGTTCTGGTTTAGGTTCTGGCTGAGTATCTTGAGGTTTCTCCTTCTCTGGCTTGCTTAAAAACTCATTTGCGTTCTCGAAGTTAAGTAACTTGGCTACCTCAAGTTCAGCCATCTTTCTAAGAGGTACTGATACATTGAAATTCTCAATAAGTTTTGTAAGTCTATCTAATCTTGCATTAATTTCTTCTTCACCTGGTAAGTTCCATACGAAGTCTATTTCTGTATCTAATCCGTTAGCTTCAAGTAATGGCTTAAAGATTTGCTCTTCTACTATACTTTCAATCTCTTCTTGTATCGACCTAATCTTTCTTTGGTAAGCTTCTAATTGAACCTTTGCTAATCCTTCAGGGATATTACCTGCTCCCCATAATACAATAGGAATCTCCATACCGAAAGCTAACTTCTCCATATCATATACTTGAATATCTGTTAAGTTTTTACCAATCTCTCCGAAATCAATAACACTCATATCTACATTACCATCAGTAACCCATTCAGTTCTATTCGTCATGTATTGTAGGCTTGTCTTAAAAGCATCTACATCTTCAGGATTTACTGCTTCTCCACTTGCACCAACCTTTGCGTGAATTGGAGCCCCAGCCTTCCTGCTAACAAGTTTGTGTAAATCATCATCATTTAGGATTAAGTTCTCAATTGTTCTTTCATTAGACCATACAATACCAATACCATAAGCATCTCCAGAAATCTTATTTACTCTTAAATGAGCAATCTCAGAAGGCTTGAATGGAATAACTTTTGTCTTTGATGTTGTAAATCCAGACACATCACCAACCCATTGATTATAACCAATAACTATACTATGTTTGTTTCTGCGAACATACATATCATTAGCATTAATAACCCTAATCTTTGCTTCTTCTAAATCTATTTCAATAAAACCATTACCCTTTAAGAAACCCTCTCTAATCCATTCTCTAAGTACTGTTGCGAAGTCTGTTTGTCTAATAAATTTATTAAGAAATAATTTACTCTCTTTACTTTTCGCTTGAATAGAAAAATCACCAACAATAGAATCAGTAACCTTATTAACTGCTCCAGAAACAAGACCTATAGATTTATAAGACTGTTCCATGTCTTCAAAACTAAATGGATGAACTATACCTAATGATTTAGGAAATCTAACCTCTTTATCAATTACTTCACCTTTAAAACTCTCTGTAACATATTTATCCTCTGGCTTGGCTGATATGTAACCTTTTAGGTTTTCTCTTATTGTTTTTCCTGTATCGTCGTATTTGTTTTCCATTTTATAATGCGAATAATGATAGTCCTATTAGGAAAGGAATGTAATCCTTAAACCCCGTAGCGACTGTGAGTATGAATGCCCAAACATATAATATATTTATTTTTAATATTGAGCATTTGTTTGATAATACGTTTTTGTAAATTAAGACGTCTCTGTCAATTGATTTCATTCTTTTAAATTGTTCAAGGTCTGTTTCAAGACCGCCATTACCAAATGCCATATCAAAGATAATCGTAGGATTCACGGTCATTCCAAACCTTGTCATGTTGTATACTTGAACCAGCATAGTTCAATAACACTAACTGTCCATCGTCACCAACAGATGTACCATAATTTAATTTTGTTATTCTCCATACCGCGCTCCCTGTGTTTGAATTTGGTGTTGCTTCTCCGATGTAAATGAGTTTGCCATCTCCTGCATGAGAAAATCTACTAATAAATCCACTATCATTGATAATACGTACTTGGTTTACGATTGCTGAGTGTTCTACCATTTAGATTATTATAGATATTAGCCTTTATAAAGATTTATATGTTCTTGGTGTTTTTAGATAAATTCGTATATAGTAACTTTTAAACAGAAATGTATGGGTGATAAACATTATCCTTATATAATGCGAGTCCAATACTCCAAAAAGCATCTCCATGACCCATAGCTGACCCTGCTGCCTTTAACTCGTCACTTAACGCAAGTATACTATCTACCATTCTTTGGTTGTTTAATAAGGTTATTAATGGTGCAGGCTCTCCATCTTTCTTGTTATTTACAAGTCTACTGAAGTTACTTGCCATTGCATACTTAGATTTTGAAGTAAAAACTATTGGTTTCCATATCTTAGGGTCGATTATCTTCCTCTCCCTGAACCCCTCTAACTCTGATCGTGTATCATCATAGCTTATTTTATCTATTCCGTGGAACTCTATAAGGTCATTTATTAAATCTACTTGCTTAGAGTAGTCCCAATTGTCCATAAATTTCTCATAAATCTGAGTATAATGCCCTCCTCTAAGCTCAAATATAACTAAATGTGAAGGGTGCAGTTTCTTTCCTATGTCTAATCCAGCTATTATTTGACAATGTCTATCCTTGTATTCGCTTGCTGGCTGTTTCTTCTCTTCTAAATTAGGATTAACTACCCTCATTATCTCTTCTCTTTTGAAATAAGCCTTCTCACTCCAAACCGGTGCACACATATACTCCTTTGAAAAGGCTTTCTCTCCCAGTTCATCGTTCCTAATCTCACACAGTCTTTCATAACTAAATAGTTCGGGCCATAGAGTTATCTTGTTTGCCTCATCTAAGATAGCTTTATATTCAGCCCAATCCCATGAAGCGTTATCTTTTAATTGGAAGAATAAGTCTGACTGATGTTGACTTGTACCTACAAGATGAATCTCTCCGCCTTCTTTTGGTAGACTCATTACTTGCTCTCTAAAGGTAGTATTAATCTTATCAATAACTCCAAAATTAAGCTCTGTTGATGGGTCTGTAAGAATATCATCACATATAACACCATCTCCATGCCATCCTCTATTAAATGTAAGGATTCCTGATGGAGTACATCTAAATCTTGAACCATCTCCCCATGTATAATCTAATATAGAATTACCGTGTGTTGAATCTTGAATATCAGAGAAAACCGGGTTAGACTTAATTAACTGCTTTATGTTCATAGTATGATAAGCACTCATTTTCTGATTATAACTCATGTATAACCAACTAAAATTATCACCTGGTTTCATACGAAATATCTTCCACAATATAAATGCATAAATAGTTACTGATTTTAGGTGTTTACGTGCAGATAATGTTGCTGTTTTTTTGTTAAATTGTATTCTATCTGCCCACATAAAGGTATGTGGAGCCTTAACGATAGTATCGTTCTTAAAAGAAAGA